CCCGGGGTCTTGCGTTATCGTCCACGGGCTTGTACCCGTTCCTGTCCGGCAGGTCCAGCAGGTAGTTCACGATCTTTTTCGGTATCTTCTCCGCACCCTTAAAGGTTCCGTACCCGGTTTCCACGCGCTCGAATGGATAGTAGGGGCTGTCGAAATCTGTGTTCACGCCCTCACCCCGCTTTCCGTTTTTCTAATTGTTTCACATGAAACATTACAGTTTTCGTTGCGTTTTTGATATTTTTGCAACTTTTACTTTCGTTGCTTTTTGAATATTATTTTGTTCCCTTTTGCACCTGCTCCGCCAGCTCCACCAGCTCCTTCATGCTCTCCGGCGTCATGGCCGCTGCGCTGCTCATGGCCATCCGCGCCACCACATCGTTCATCACCGCCAGATTGGCGTTGATCTCCGTGTTCAGCATCTTCTCCAGGTCCCGGTAATCCGCCAGCAGGTCATACGCCTTGTCCCGCAGGGCGTCGCTCTGCTTCTTCATCCGGTCTATCTGGTTGACCAGCTGCATCCCGCCCACCAGATCGTAGTCGTCGGCGCTCATCAGCCACTTGTCCTCCTCGCAACCGTCGAAGTCCAGCCGCAGATACGCCCGTGCCAGTATGCCCATCAGGTAGCGCCGTTTCCGCTGTCCGTTCTCCCGGTACATGGGCGGCACATCGCCCCGGAAGCGCTCCCCGGTATCCACCACCACCCGGTCGATGCACCTCTCCGCGCAGTGGCTCACGATGGCCGCCTTCTCCATCAGCGGCACATAATCGTTGGCCTTGGCGAATACCTCCTTCAT